CGGTGTACGTCTTGCCGCCCAATTTCTTGAATATGGCCTTGTTCATGTCAAAATCGAGAACGAACAATTTCTTTAAATTATTCACTAAATTCTTTTCAAACTTATGAAACAATTCGTTAAACTTTCGATTGAAATCGGTTACAAATTTATTGAATATGCGCTTCGGCATATCGCTAACATTTTCATAGCCGGTGTCAATCAACATCAGAATAAGCAATGCAATAATTGCATCCAATGTTTTCTTGGTTTCTTCGTCTTGGCCGTTCTTATAGCCTTCTACATACAACTGATGCAGAATAAAAACGTCCAATGGTGTTATTTCTTTAGCCATTATTTAGCCGCTACNTTTGGNGCAGGGATAGGCTCGCCTGTAGGGCCTAAACCTAATGCCTCATTATTTTCGGCATCTTCCATCATTGCATTTTGAATATCAGTTTTGGCCTTTTTATCATCAACCGTAGCCAAACCAGTTCGACGCAATTTAGCGCGCATTTCTTCCCATGTAATAGCATCAGATTGCCACGTTTTGACCGCCGTGTTGATTTCTTCCGGCGTAGCATCGGCCAATGCAAATTCGGTGTTGAGCGTGAACACCAATGTTTCATTATTTGCATCGCTCGTTTGCGTGACGGATCCAGTAAACAGCGAGCAACATTCAAGCGCGAACTTGAAACCCGACGACACATTGCCGGTAATCGTTGCTAACACCGAAACCTCGCTGGCGCTTTCTAGCCCGGCTTCCGTGGCGGTGCGCTGCACGGTCGATTGCTCGACAAGCTTTGCCCCTAGTGCCACCATCTGCCGTTCTTTGGCCTGCATAGCCTCGAAGCACTGACTGTTCGGTTCCGGTTGCTCAATCTTGAAATCGCCGCCCGTTGGCAATGGAATAACGGCGCGCGAGCCTAATTGAATTTGACCTTTAAATACTTCGTCAATCCATTGTTTTGTTACGCCAGTAACAACAGGCGTTGGTTGCCCAATCATAAAAGTGCTATCTTCATAATCGGCTGAATTTCGATAATGCGCCATGTTAAGCGCCGCCAAATCATATAGCGGGGCATCATCAACGCGAACATCGTTGTTGACAGCGCCAATAAATGTGAACGGAATAAAATCAATCATATTGCCCGCGTGATCAAGCGGCGCAATATCACTTCCGGCAACCAACAACAGTTGTTTGTTATTCTCGCGATAGAGTGATTGCCAATAAGTATAAGTGATTGTATCGGGATCGACTAGCGGATCGGTTGTTGACGGGCGCAATTCCAACACGCGGTATTGCGTCGANACATTCAAACCAAATTTACCTAAAGCAGCTTCGAATTTTTCGCGAAGGACCACCAATGTTAAGACGGTTTCGCCTGCTATCTTGGCAGTTCGCCAATTGATAATATTCCACGGATCATAATTGGTAATCATCGGGCGAACACGCCCGCTTAGTTGATCGGCCTTAGTCGTGGGTTTGCCGTTCCTTTTGGGGAAATCAACGAACAGGCCAGAACGGCCAAAAGCAATGACGCTTGTTTCCACTTCCTGCGCAAGTTGCGCGAGGGGAACGCCGGAACCGTTGGCATCCTTAACCACCGCGTCTAGATCTTTAGGCACTTTGACCGTTGGCGGAACATTAAAAACTTGGCCGATGTAACCGGCTAACGTTCGCTTAGTCACGCCATAAAAAACGGCTCGTTTTAAGTATGACGCATAGTTAGCTAAATTGCCCGGACTTTTATCGTCAGGATTAGGCATAGGCAAATATTTGGTTCGCCTATATTTAACCGCTTCGTCGCCAGCTAACACGTCACGAATTAAATTATATTTATCCGCGTTACGGCTAATTTCAGGACGAATGAAATCAACATTATCGCCGGTTGAGGTAACGTTACTGGCGACAACCGTAGTTTCACCTTCAAAAGCCATTTTAATTACCTCGGAAAATTAACATGAATTACTGTCGCAATTCGGTTGTTGCCCTTTAGAACTCTATATCTAGCCATATCATACGCATGGTCTTCGGCGCTAGTGTCAACATCGTCTATTTTCTTGTCATCGCGCGGAAGCACTGGAATAGTGGCGATGCTGGCGCGGCAATTGTCCATGAACAACAGGCCGGGGCCTTCGCCGGTTTTGCTATTCTCCAAACGGTCGCGCATCAATTGCAGGCCGATTTTGCGGCTTCCCGGCGCTTTGTCGGATCGTTCCCAATTAATCCCTTCGTCGGCCATCATTTTTTCAATAGTATCGGTAGTGACTTCNCGCACTTCCATAATCTGATTATCAGCCGGGCCGGGGTATATAGTGCCCACAACATGGCCGGTTTTGATTAGATCGGCTTCAATCTCTTTCAATTGCTGCGCAACCGCTTTAGCGCCAAGCTTCAAACCTTTGTTAGACCCGATATCTTTCGAACCGTAACACTCGGCTATTTGAATTAATGTTCCCGGCTTAGGGCAAAAAGTTGTTCCATCCGGCAAGGTCGCTTCTTCGCCATTCGCCTCGGCCCACCAACCGGCACTAAAGGGGTGCGAACTTCCCCAATCGAACGAGCGATCAACCATCCATCCGCGCGGCACCTTGAAACGCGGTATGACATGAATGCTGTTTTTCCATACGTCATCAAATGCGCCGCCTGCGACAATATCCCAATCACCCTCTAACCAAGCCTTTTTCTCATTCTCGTTAGATGATGCATGAAGGCCAGCAATATATTCCGGCGAAAGNTTTGGGTTTTCGCGCCAGTTACCNAATATGGCAACTTGCGTTCGGGTAATNGTTACATCTTTTTTCTCGCGCGCGCTGTAAATCGTTAATGTTTTTTCAATAACCTTGCCATATGGCGCGGGATCGATAAAACGCCGCTTAACCCAATTGTGCCCTGCACCTAACGGATTGCATGTTGAAAACGTCATAAGAGGTATCGGCGGCAACGGCTTGCCGTCAGGTGTCAGATAATTGCCTTCGTCATCCTTTGGTGTGTTTTCTTCCGGTATGAAACCACTACGATTAACTGAATACATTTTTTCGAATAAATCAGGCGTGGCATATTTGGTCAGTTCGTTCCAACCAATAAACGGATATTCGTGCCCGTGATACTGCCAATAATCATCAGGGGTTTTGACTTGGCGAAACAACAATTCTTCGCCATCAGGCCAAACCCATTTATAATCCGAGTTGCTCGACAACCAACGCGCGCCGCCGTCCATCGGGTAAAACCAACGCTTTGACTTGGTAACAAGATCGTCAAGCATCTTATATTCACGGTCAAAGATAATGCCGCGCCAATAAGCGCCGTAACCCCTGCCTACGTTGTAAACGAACCGCATTAGCTGGGTGTCGGTTTTTCCGGGGCCGCGCGTGCCACAGTAAAGAATGTCATTAGCGAGCATTGACAACGCGTATTGTTGGCTAGTCTTTTTGTGAAAGTGCCAAACTTCGTTAATTTTTGGAGCAACAATTTCCTTGCTAATTGCGTTCATAATTAATCAAATTTCGTTGTTGTTCCATCAATTCAGCTTCTAATTCTTTCGCGGGTATTTGTTGCGGCAAAACAACGACATTTCTTTGCGTAATAACATTATTCGTTGTGTTGACGTTAACGCCGCCTTTTTCAATAAAGCCCATGACTTGCGCGAACAGTTTGAAATAGTCGAGCTTAATATCAGCCGCGCGAATGTCGGAACCNTCGCGATAGATCGTCGCGGCAAATTCTTCTTTTGTTGGAATGGTTGATGCTAATCCGCCCGCATCGCGGATTTCTTTCATATAATTATTGACTTCATTATCATACTGCCAGTTTTGCAGTATGTAATTAAAATGCATCACGCGGCTTTCAACCTCGCGCGCGGCTTTAACCGGATCGGTGTTGAACCGCATCAGCGCGGCGGCAAATTCTCGCTTTTTCTCTTTCGCTTCGTCAGGCGTGTAAAATTCTTGTTCCATAAAGATTAGTTAACATTGGCGGCATTCTTTTTCAACAGTTCTTTATTCCACGATTGCAGCCCTTTTATTTGCGCGGAACAAATGCCAAGCGCGCCCTTATAGGCGGTGTTTTCCGTGATGATATCGCCGGTTGTATTCCACGGGACATAGACAGTCGGGCAGTCCTTTAAGAGCGCGGGCGGCGCGACTTCGTAGCGGATGACGGTATTTGTAATGACCGTGGGTTTAGCGGTTGTGCAGCCGCTTAACGCTATCAGGAACAGGCCCATTAGTGAAATTCTTAACATCAGGGTCAGTTTCTTTCAAATCGTTGAAAGCCTTGGTTTGGTCAGATATATTCTGATTAACCTCGGCTAGGTTATCTGTCAACGTTGAAACGATTTCATCGGCCTTCGCTCGAAGCTCAATCAAAGCGGTAATCGTCTTGACTTGCTGCGCATTGGTTGCAACGGCGCTTTCCAGTTGCGCCCGCGTCAAAGCGGCTTGCGCCTCGGCGGTTGTCACTTCGTTTCGATAATAGGAGATTGCAGCCACCAACAATGCGATAAGCACATATGGAGCAATCCACAAATATGCTTTGATCGTCGCGAACATCGTTTATGCTTTTTGTATTAAAATGGTAACGACCGCCACGATTATGCCAATCGTGACGCTAAGCGTTAGCGATTTTCTGTCTCGGCCATAAAAGAAATCATAACCCATATCCGGGGCCATCACCTGTAGAATGGCCGCAATCGTCGCCACGTATCGAGCGAACGCAATCGCAACATAAGCAGTTGTGGGCAGATCGGCAGCGCGAACATAAATCGAAGTTGAAACCCCAATGGCGATCACAACCCATTGCAAAAAGACGCTGATGGTAAATTGCCGCGTCCTATCGTAAGCACCTTCGCCTCGAATAGCTGCCCACAATAAGTCTTTGTAGGCGACCGCGATTGCCACCAACGAACCGGCGAAAACGCTGTTTAAGAGAATGATTAAATCGGCTGGCCTGAAAAAGTGGTAAAGAAATAAGAAACCAATTATGGCAACAACGAAACCGGCAATTACTCGGCTATTTGATAAACTTTTCATTTCTTTGTTGCCTTCGCGTAACCCGGTCATTTTCTCGAATTAGATCATTGATGGTATCGT